TATAGAGTTTAAATTAGCAAACCAATTATTAAACCAAGTATAAATAAACCAGCACCACCAATAATACAAATCTTACGTTTAACTATTTTTGCCCATAGTCCTTCAGCAATTTCTTCTGTTTCTGTTTTTAACTCTTTAATTGCATGATCGGTTGCATTTTTTATTTCTTCTTTTATTTTATCCATAATTTATTCTCCTATGCTTGAGGTATTTGATCTATGATCGTCAGAGTTCCATCAACAGGAATAGAGATACGACCAGAAGCATCAGTTAAATTTAGTTGATACTTATATGAACTAGCAGTTAGTGCAGTCCAAGTAGCATCATCATCAGTAAGAGTAACTGTTGCATTATACGCTCCTGTTCCATCTAAACCAGTAGTGAATGTGCCATCACTAATAGATATTATGCCAACCGCACCTTTATTACTACCAGACAGAATTACATATGATCTGAATATTCTAATGTATGTATTTCCCAATTCTACTGGTGTTTGCCCATTTAGTAAAACGTCTTCTTCAATGTAATCCCAATTACTGTCTAATCCGATTACTTTTATTTTTTTATATTGTACTTACCATCAATCAAATCATTTATCTTATTATTTAATGTTTTTATTTCTGTAACAAGAATATCTATTTTTGCATTTGTTTTTGAATTTTCAGCAATAATAGCCGACTGTCTATCATACCGTTTATCTTCTAGATTCCTATTACTTTCAACCATTTTTATAACTTTTGGTATGGCTTCATTTTCTATATAGCATACCCTTTCCTGTAATCCATTATACTTCATTTCCGCAGTTACATCATTTAGTTCTATTTTATGCCACCATCCAGCAATAGCTAATGTTATTGAAAAAAATAAAAATACATCTCGTATAGTTAGTTCTCCATTAAAGAACAATAATTTTTTTGCTTGTTCCACCATTATATTATTCTCATTTTATATTTAAACATTAAACACAACAATTTCATTTTCTACATGAGTATTAGCACAATCAATATGAAGCCAAGTTGGAGTATACTTTATATTCTCTATACGTCTTATGCCAATATCATAAAACTTTTTTTCATTTGCTAAAATATAGTCATATACTAATTTTGGAGAAGACTTCTTGAAATGCAAATCAGTTGCTCCACCAAACTTATGGATAGAAAACTCAGCGCCATCTGGATCGTTAAATGGCCTTAGCCCGCAAGAATCTAACTTTCCCCCGACATGCCAATTATTGATTGTTATTGGTTCATCAATCTCTTCTCTGAGATAATCAATAATATATAATTGACGTTCGTTTAGAAATTTCCAAGCTCCGTTACCGAACCTATTATAATAAAAAGGATGAACAAGTTCTTGAATATTAAAATATTTAGTTCTCATTATCTTTTGTCTCCGTTATTTGCTCATCATAAGCTTTATAGGCATCATAGGCTGATTTTCTAGCTGATTCTGCTTCTTCAAAATTACGCCAAATAATCATTACATTCTTTTTTGACCCAATATGTTCATTCTTGTCTAATGGTTCATATACGGGGGCAATAGGAGCGGCTACCTTTACTGGAACTTGTGTAACAGTCAGAGTATGTTCTACTACTCTTGGACTACAACTAATTAACCCCAAGAGTAGCATTAATAGCATCAATAAATTTAGAATTCGATTCTTCATCAAGCACCTCTAATCCCGATTTGGAAGCCGGAACCTCTTTTGCTTCTTGACACAGTTTTAGCATCTTATTAGAAGTTTTTTTATATTCTTGGAAATTGTATTGTATCTTATTATTTTGGTTTTGTAAAGAACTAATTACTCTATTTTTGACTAGTTGATCATTTTTAAGTAATTCATTTTTTGATTTAACTATTGATAATTCTGATATTGCATTAGCATACTTGATTTTTGTATTACTATGAGATAGTTTTTCCATTCCATACAAAAAAGAAACTAGTAACAAGGAAACTAAAAGCATCCCAGTAATTCCGGCTCCAAGTTTACCACCAAAAAATGATATGAGCGTACCAAACATGTTATTCTAATCCTCTATTCTATTTTATTGCTGTTATTTTGTTTAAACTCACTAAATGATCCAGTACAAGAATCAATCTTGGTAACATCAGTAATACCAGTAATAGATGAATTTGAACTTCTATTCTCTGCCCATTTTTGAGCAGCTTTACTGCCTAATGCTCCGAGAATAAGAAAAGCAATAGATTCTCCGATAGGAACCCACTCATTAACAAAAATATAAACAACCCACGCAATAATAGGTACAATAACGGTGAAAGTTGTTAACACCCTAATACTAGAGGGCTTATTATCTGAGTCTTTAAACAAGGAGGATAACCATTGTAATATTTTTTGCATTGCATATTCCATATTATTTAAATAATGGTTAGGAACGATACGGGATTTGAACCCGTATCTGCTTTTGTGATTATGGGAACCGGGTAGATTATTCAGGGCAAACCGGCCACTCCACCGCACCGGGGAACCCGGCTTGCTCGGGTACGTCGCGCAGAGCCTGGACATAGGCGTCCAGCACGGCAATGTCGTCGGTGGGCGTTTGGCCGAGTCGTACCTCGGATTGGTTGCGCTCGATGCGCCAGCGTATGGCCTCAATGCGAGCGTCCCGCTCGGCCCGGAGATCTGCGGCCTTGTCCTCGTCGGTAGGCTCATAGGGGCCGGGCTTGACTTTGCTATATGTCTCATTATCTCTACAATCCTTGGCAGACCGGACAACCCGCCAGCCATAGACACCATCGTTTCTTACTGCATATCCCATTATATTACGTCCTCCCACTGTACTACAATCATTTCGCCACCAGAACTGGTCGATGAATAGTAAAGATAACCATCCAAAATAGCCACAGGATAGCACCACAGCAAGCCACCAGACAAAGATGCTGCAGTGAAAGTATATTGACCAATGGTACCATATGCAGCGCCACTAGTTGTTGTAAACAAATCTGATACTATGCCAAGTAACGTATGACGACCAGAGGCAGCCGCGTGGTTAACACGCAGCCACCCATTAACAGATATTGCAGTTGTTGGGATAAACAAAGACATATCAATGGGGGTACCAGCCGAAATAGACCCACTGACACCAGATATAGCTGCACTTGGGTCTGTATATGTAGCACGTGCTCCATGTTGGGTAATAGCTAATGGATACCCATTGACGCTATCCGTCCTGACCCATCCCACCCGGCGGGAGTAGGTGTACCCGGCAGGCAGCGTCGGAGCAGTATGAGACAGCGATAACAGAGCAGCGGTGGTATCAGTTGTAGGGTTGTATATCACATGCACGGCGTACCAAGTGTCGGTTGCAACGGTGCCAGTATCCAGACCGTTGGCACCGGACGCGGACAAATCCCCAGTGAGGCTAATCCCCTGCAACAGGGTCGCGTCACCGGAGGCATCCTTGACGGAAACCTCCTCAACGGAGATAGCCACCAGGGAGGTAAGGCCGGTAGTAACCACCGACAAATTAAGATAATTAGCCCCACCAACCGCCTTGATTCCGGTAAGGTTGGAGCCATCCAGCGCAGGCAACACCCCGCCGGGGGCCTTGACGATATCTGAGTCTGCCGGTTCTGCTCCAATAGAAGTTACCGTCACTACAGGAGCATTACTAGGCGGTTGTCCATATTCAACAGCAGTTAACCCGCTATCAACATTACTATTTAGAGTGACTACTGTGGTTAAATCTGTTCCACCATTATATGAGGAAGAAACTACGTAATCATAATCATTAGATGTTTGAGTTAAATACAATGCTCTATTTTTTACATATATTGCAGTCTTATCCCCGGAAACAGTAAAAGTTGAAGCATCGACAAAAGCAACATCATCAGCCTCAGTCATCCACCAATCACCAACCGGAGCGGCACCTTTAAGCGTACCATCATCGTTCAAGGAAATACTCAAACGAGCATTTAGACTCGATGTCGTTCCCCTTGCCGCCAATATTTCAGCAGTATTAGCAAGGACTGTCGTGGAAGTATTTGCTGAATCAATCCAAGAAGTTCCATTCCAAATAGTAATTTTTCCAGTTGTGGTATTATAAAAAGGTTGCCCAACAACAGGAGAACCGGGAGTAGATGTACCACTCCATTGTGATCTAATTGCATCAATATTATTGTTTATAATTCCGTATAACTGATTAAAGGTAGTTACACCTGATTGTAGCGCACTAAATGTTTGTGACATTTTATTATATATTCCTCAATTTTTTTAGTTTATTCTAAAATCCTACAACTTCCAAATTAACATCTCTTTCTATTCCAGTTCCCGTTGCATCATATATATAGACAGTAAACCTATCTGATTGAATATCTACTGTATAAGAGGCAAACCCACTTCCTAAAACCGTTACACCTACATTATAACTATTAAATATAGTAATTGGAATACTACTTAATAAAAATTCAGTTCCCGTAGATGCTATTGTTTGATTATATAGTTTTTTTATCTTTTCGTCAACATCCAATACCGTTTTTATGGAAGTAAAGTCATACGAAGTTGATGTTACTGTAATATCAGTTTCTGCCTTTACTTGAACATATCTAGTATTTAATGTTACAATGCCAGAATATTGAATCCAAGAACTGTATGTGATGTTATCATCAGAATATCTATAATACAGTTTATATTTGGCAAGTGACGTTATAGATGTGTCAGTATCTCTTGGAAACGTAAGATCAGTTCGCCCGTAGATAAAAGATTGATCTGTTGGATTGACCAGAACTGCATCTTTTTCTGCATTTTGTCTTAATGTAAATTCTGTTACTACTCCTAAGTCAATTACATCAGAAATATAAACACCATTATTTGATGTCCCATCATAAGAAGCAAGAGGTTCATCTGTATCTGTATCACTCCCAACTTGAGTGTCATTTAATCCCGGTAGCCAAGATAACACTTCATCTGTTGAAATATAATATAAATACTCAAGAGTTCCCGTTCCGACATTATCTGGAATCTCCTCCCTATCAATAACTACGTTTATAAGCCCACTAATATCAATAGAAATAGATGCAGTAGCCGCATTTATACTTTCGTTGAATGTTCTATCTACGGCTTTTATCCAGAAATTATATGTACCGGAAATAGAAGGTTGCCATGCGAAGCTATTCTCAGTTACACCTTCTGCTATCACTATTCCTCTTTCATAGTCAACGCCCTGAACGATATTATATTGCAGAAAATCAATATCTGGAATATGATTCCAAGTTAAGTTGATGTTTCGGCCTGATATAGCCGCCGTAAAACCCGTAACATCGGAAGGAGGAGCCTCTTTTCCTAGAATATATATTGTTTTAGTATTAGAAGTATCAGGGGTATCATATGGAGTTACAGAAACGTGATAGTTCTTTCCAACACTAAAACTTCTATCCAGTCTATATTTCTTTACATTAGATTGCCCCGCTTTTTCCCATATTCCACCTTCCGGCTTGACAAACACATTCCAAGATAAAGCATTTCCTCCCCACGTTAAATCAATAACTGATTTACCAGTACCATCGTTAGCAAATATCCAAACTTCTCTAGCGGTTAAATCCGTAACGAATCTGGAATCCCCAATAACAATATCATCAATAACCTCACCAGAATCAGCATATACTTCTGGAATATATTCTATGGCGGTTATCCGTCTATGTTGAGTATCACTTGCTCTAGTAATAGCAATTACTCTAAATTGTTTGGTTACATTGTCTACTCTACCAAACGCATATATGTCATTTTTTTCTGGAATTGATGCCCACGCAGATACAAGATTAAGAGTATTTGTTGTTGTATCTACAGAGACAGGAATTATATTTTTAGTCTCTACGCTATCGTCAATAGATTTTTTAACTTTTATTGAATATGACACGCCAGCAACCAAATCAACTTCTTCTGGCAATGTAACAGATGTTGTAGTGGCAGATACTATTCTTCCAGAAGATATTCCCCATTGCGGTACGTCATGTGAAACATCAATTACTTGTCCGGGCAGACATGCAATGGAGTCCACGCCAGCCTCAAAAGAAATAGTTTGAGTTAAATATCTATTCCTTAGAAGAATTGATCTTCCGTGAGCAATAGCCATATCTCGGTCAGTACAACCAAATAGAGTTATACTGTTCTTATTGATTGAGGTTTCTACCTCATCAAAGCCACTTTGATATATCTCAATCGGCTGTCTGGAATAATCTAAATTAGCATCAAAATAGGTTACTTCTACTGCGTTTGCTCTATCTGTTAAATCCAGAAACGAATTAGAGTATGAATCCTCAATCATGTTTCCTTTTGTAAACATGAAGTGCTGAACAGACATTGGTTCAACTTTGTCTATTACAACACCATATTGAGAGCCTTTATAAATAATAGCCCCTCTTCCTAACTGAGATATAGTATTAACAATAGAACTATTGCTTGTAGCGGCATCTACATATATATTGCAAGTATAATTTTTTAATTCACAATACTCTGCCCATTCCTCAAAATCCTCGTAAATGAACCTATCTACAGGTTGTCCTCCTCCATATACTGAGTTGTGTAACATATCGTAACAGGCCCAAGCCGGGTTGTTTGCTGGTTTTTTTTCATACTCAGTACCAGTCCATACATCAACATATAATCTCTCTGCCTCTAAACTGACTACGGGAGCGGAGCCTGATAACTGATCGGTGGCTAGTGCTTGCATACCCATTAGAGAAGTATTCGGATAGGTAAAATCATCAAAAATAATTTCTTGGATATAGGAGAAATAAGCATCGTTCTTATATCTAGGACCAGTTTTGGGAGCCTCTTTTAATCTAACCCTTATCTCGTACTGTGAGGGAGTTATATTATAGACATAATAATTTCTACGCACTTCCTCCTGAGTAGCATCTGATATGGAAATGTCAGTCAACCTAGTATTTGTATAAACAATCGGATACACAGGTGTTGTTACTACATTTGGATTTATGAGAGAGCCTCCAGGTAAAGTTTGTGTACGATACGTTATCCGCTGAAACTTCCAATATGCTTTTCCGCTGTCAGAGGTATATCTATCTCCTTCTATGTGATCAGATTCGTTAGTAGTACCAGCCTCTATTTCGTACCAACGCCCATCGGAAAGAACATATCCCGCAGACCATCTTTCTTCACTTAGAGTATGTTCTTCATATACGGCATCTTCTGAATATACGTCATTCCAGGTCTCTGTTCCCTTCTCTCTATATTGTATATTAATGGTAACAGTCTGCTTATCAAGGCCACCAACGTCATTGCCGTAGAACAAGCCTGGAATCGTTATTCCAACACCAAAACCCTCTACAGCATTTCCAGATGTTTCTGTTTGCGACCAATCAGTAGATAGTTTGAATCCAACAGCCTTATCAGAATACGTATCGGCAAAAGCAGGAATTACTCCCTGATCTAATTCACCATATCTATATTCAAGAAATATTTCATCATAGTTATAAGATGGATTATCATTAATATATACATTCCCCATAGTGTCAACAGCATGATCGGCAACACAATATAGGGCGTTAAATGTCTGATTATCATCTTCTGTTGTTATGAATTGATTAATAACAGGAGGTACTACTCTAAATTTTCCATATAATACAGGAACCGCCACGCCCTGCTCGGTTGGGTTAACTCCTGTATCCCATCCATAGGTAGGAGATGAAGATATGTCCTCAGACCCAACTCCCCCTATATCGGGCAGGGATGGACCACCAAAAACAGAATTAACTAATACCCCGCCTATTGCAGTAAGACCAAGTTGTAATCCTGTTGTCAATGCACTAGAAAATGCCATTTGTCCCGCAGTCATGACAGTAGTACCATACATACTATCAATAAAAGCATTCGCCCAATATTGCCCTGTCATGTTAGCCACAACTACAACAGCCAACATAGCAACCATAGCTAGTGGATTCTTACCACCACCACCGCCGCCTTTAGGAACAACAGAGAAAACCACACAACTACCAGATTTAGGTACAATACCTCTAATCTTTTCCTGTTCTGTTTCCTCTAAAGCAATTCCATCAATAGAAACAACAATTTCTAAGTCAGAGCAGATTACGGGATTAAACTTGGAAACAATCTCTCCAATAGATGTTCCGTTGTCAAACTCAAGTATTTTCTGACTATTATAGGGGTCAAAAATATTTTCAATACAGGTGGCCTTAATCTTGTTTGGTAATTTGACCACGTTATTGACTTCTTTTTTGCTAATGTCTATTTGTTTGGATTCCACCGATAAAATCCTCTTATCCTATTCTTATATGCAATATCTGTTATGGCAGTTATTTGTGGACCTTGTTTCTCTAGTGTATGAATAAACCTTTTGTTATCGACCATAATCCCAAAGTGCTGAACAATTGAAGGTGTATGAACAAGCATATTGATTGCTACAAAATCGCCTGGCCTTACTTCACTTCTTTCTATTGGCTCAAATTCTCTCTTAGTTCTTTCAAGAAACTGTAAATATATTTTGTTTTTATCTTCACAATCTATTTGAAAATCAGGAATATCAAAACCAAATCCAATATCTCCAACGTACTTTACCAACCCCCAACAATCAAACCCAACCCCCTCTTTTCTACCTTTATTAACAAAGGGGGTCTTCTTTGCTAGATTAACAACATTAGTAATCCTAGACAATGCTCAAACCACTCCTTCCAACACCAGGAAATCCACCATATCTAGTGCTGTTGTTTAATTCCCTACATCTTGGTAAAGTTTTATTACAAGAAGTTTCACTTCCAGTATATCCACATCGTTCACTCTTAAATTTGAACCTACAGTTGTTCTTTAAAATTCTATTTAAAGGGAATCTCTTTTTATATGGGTTTGGTGCACCCAATGTAAAAGTAACATAGTCAGCAGTTGAAGTAGGCTTGACTAAAATGAAATTATGGGATACAACAGGAGTGTCATCATCAAGAGTGGCAGAGGAAACAACATAGATGGTAACATTAATATCGGCAGGACCATTTATCTTGACATAACGATCATATTCCTGTAGATAACCTTCAATGGTTCTATCTACGTTTGGAATACGCAAATCAACCCTTGGAATCTCTCCACCAGATTGGTCAGTTATTTCTTCCATTTGAAAAGGAAACGCAATCCAAGTCTCACCTCGCCAAGTAATATTCTCCGTATTAGATACAACTCTGATTGGTTCGGTTACTTCTGGAATTGTGATTTCCAAACAAACAAGAAACACATCTTTTGAACCAAGAGCATTTTTTTGTGCAATAACTTCTGAGGATAAAATAATATTTGAAGGCATATATTTACTACGCCTCTTCTATCTTGAAACTCATTGAACAGTCTCTAGGAGAACTAATCTCAACAGAAATCTCATCATCAGAGAATCTAACTTCATAAACTACACCGCTAACAGGATGTGTCCAATTAAAAGTGTCTCCTTGATTGGCATAAAAGAAATCTCGGATAGCATAAGCATCCTCAATAAATATTTCTGTATAGGATAATTCCCACATACCCCTTCCTCTAGTGTGTTTGACCCTAGATTGAACAGAACCATCCTCAAAAGGAGTTCTAATTTGAGCCTTATTAAAAGACTCAGTAATAGAAGAAGGATTAGGAATATTTGTTAAGTAATCTACCATTTTTAGTTGTATCCCATTTCAATATATCCAAGTTTATAATCATCCCAGAGAGAACTTGTTTCCTCTAATGCGATAATATTCAAAGACTGAACAACTTCTGCATCTCCGGTCAATGATAGATTTAATCCTCTATTGATTCTTACTTTTGGAAATACAAATGTTGCTGTTCTTGTTTTATCTGGATAAGTATATAATATCTCTAATCTAAAGTCAATGTCTGCTATATTTGCTAATGATATTCTGTTACCATTATTATGTGGATATATACCAAACAGCAAATTAATTATATCTTTTGATAGTTCAACAGTCTGCATCTCAATAGTACAAATAGTTCTATTGGAATGGGCAGAGGAGGTATATAGTGAAGCAACATCATTTCTTGTTTTTGTATCAACACTATATACTACATTAACTACCTCACTGTATCCGAAGTAATTTGCTTCTGTTAATACAGGAAGTAGTTGATTAACATTGCTTTCATATTCTCCAATTCTTATCTCAGCAGAGCCTATGGCAATGGAACTTCTATCTTTTAAGCCAAACATATATTTATATTCTCTCTTTTATTTTGTAGAGGCAACAACAGTTCTTAGTCCATTCACATTGCGATCAATGCCGTCAAGAACAATACGAATAACCTCTTGTCCCATATCCATAGAAGAAGTTGCCTTTGCCCTGCCGACCTGAGTTCCGGTTTTGTTTTCAATGATAACACTTACATTCTTTGGCTCTCTGGATTGGGCGGCTTGTTCTCTTGTTTGAACAACTTCACCGCGTTGTAGAACGGCAGGGACTTCGCCGCCGTCATGGAATCTAGGTGCTTGAATAAACGCCATCGGAGACAGATTCTTTTTGATACTGGAAGCCTTGCCAGCAAGACCGCCGCTGTGGTTTGAAGATATTGCTCCACTCAACAAATTACCTATTCCACCAAGAATACCACCGGAAGAAGATAACGCCCCGGCTCCGGCCATGATAGCATTAAGAATCTGTTGCTTAATAATCATCTTTGTTATGTCGGCAAGAATGGAAGTTGCCATATCACCAAAGGCTTCTGCGGCAGTTTTGGTTCCATTAACAAAATCAACAAAAGCATCCGCAGTAGAATCAGCAAAATCAATTACAAAATCAGAAACATAGTTAGATATATCTTTCCAAGTTGTTTGCGATGCTTTCTTTATTTTATCTAAAGCAGAGGTCCATGCTTCTTCAAAGTTCTGTGGGTTTTCAAGTCTATCTTTTTGTAGTTTCTTTTCATTCTTTGCTAATTCCACATTAAACTTAGCAAGGGCTTTATCTCGTTGTGCCTCTAAGTTGGTAATATTAGAATCGTCAACAGTTCCACCAAGAGCCTTTTTCTTTTTATTGAACTCTTCAGCTTTTTCTATTAGGTCTTTATATCCATCATTGGTTATTTCAATTCTTTTATCAATAGATTCTTTTTCTGCTTTAATAATATCCCGTTGGGTTCCCCCATCAGCAGTGAGGAGAGCTTTCTTATTTTCCAAATTAGCCTTTTCATTTTCCAAAGAAGCAGCAAGAGAATTTTTTAAGGCTTGCTCACGTTGTTTATATGAATTTTCCTCATCTCTAATGACCTGTTCGTTTTCTTTTCGTAAATCCTCTTGTAATTTCTTATACGCCGCTTTTATAGCCGCAGCCTTTATTTTTTCTTCATCATACTTACTAGGAGGAACAGATGCTTTTTCAAGTTTAGTAATGGCTTCATTAGCATCAGTCTTTGCTTTAGCCATTGCATCAACTAGCAACATTATTTGGTCATAGTTGCCTCCCTTGAAAATCTTATTAGCAAGAGTTTCCCAACTACCACCAAGTTCTTTTATAGTGGTAGCCCAATTATCCTTAATAGCCTGAATACGTTGTGCTTCAGCTTGTTGTCGTTTATTTATTCTGGAAGAGGCTCCACGCGCACTATCAGGGTCAAGTGATTCTTCATCGCGCTTTTCTAAATTTTTAATTTTTTCAGCAAAATTTAAACGCTGAGTTTCTAGTTCACCTAAATTTTTAAGTTCATTCTCTAATTCTTTTTGGTATCGCTGTAACTCAAACTGAATATAACTAGAAGTCCTAGTTGATCTTCCAGTAGTGTTACTATATTTTTCTACTTCTTTCTTTAATTCTTCTATTTTATTCTTACTATATTCAATCGCCTTATCGCTTTCATTAAGACTTCTACGTAATAAAAGTCCTTCGTCAGCCTTTGCTTTCTTCGTATAATCATCAAGGGTCTTTATTAATTTCTGAGCGTTACCATCTGCATAACCAAGAGCTTCTGCTAAATCTTCATATTGTGCGGATAGAACCTCCACAACCTGTGTAAGTTCTTTCTTTTTCTCCCAATCGTCTTTATCTGATTCGGAAATATTTTTAATAACTTCTATATATCTACCAATATCATGTGCAGCATTTTTATAGGCTTCTGCCTCTCGTATAACATTCTTCGTAGCAGTTTCAGTATTTCCAAAAACCTTATCATACCATTTAGTATACCACTTAACTGCATCTTGTAATTTCAATACCATCCAAGATAATGCTTCAACAACACCACGAATTGCCCTTGTTAATCCCGCTTCACCTAAAGTAATACCTAAGTTCTTTAACCTATCCATTAAGTTCTTGGTTTGAACACCGAGTCCTTCTTGCTGTTTTAATTGCTGGCGTAATGCCTCTCCTGGCTTTTTAATATTATCAAGTAACCTATCAAAATCAGGACCAGAAAAAGACTTAGCAAAAATAGTAGCAGCCTGTTGTCCACGAAGACCAAACAATTCATAAGCGGTTCCAGCATCAATAATACCACGACGATTATTCTTTAAAATCCTCGTCATATTATTCATTGCTACCTTAAACCCAACCATATTAGGGTTAATTTCATCAATAGATAGATTTAATTCAGATAATGCTTTCTTTAACTTAGTATTTGGTGCAATCATTCTACTAATTACGTTACGCATGGATGTACCAACAGTAGACATCCGCATACCGTTGTTAGCGAGCAATCCAGCAGCAGTAGCCATTTCTTCTAATGATACGCCAGCTTGTTTTGCACTCGCACCAGCATAGTTAAGAATAGTACGCAAGCCTTGAATAGTTAACTTAGATTTGTTAACAGCGGAAGCAAATATGTCAGCAACCCTTCCTGATTCAGAAGCCTCTAATTGGAAAGCACGTAAAGTAGATGTAAATAAATCAGCAGTGGTAGCAAAATCAGATAGTGTACCAGTAGCAACAGAAGCAATGGCATCAATAGAAGCAAGAGACTCTGCGGCAGTAAAACCAGATTGGCCTAAATATACCATTGCTTGCGCAACTTCATTGGCTGAAAACTTTGTATTGTTAGAGACTTCAAAAAGTTTATCCCCAAAAGCGGCTACTTCCATATTAGTAGCATTGGTAATAGCTTGGAGATTTTTTAAGGCCTGATCATACTCTATGATTGCCTTGGTAGAACCAACAACAGCATTGGTTATGGCTTTAAAAATAGCTCCCGCAACAGCAAATCTAGTAAGAGTTTTAAAAGCACCCACAACAGAATTAGTGGCACCAGAAAGAAAACCCATACTATTTCCAGCATTTTTAGCACCAGAACTAATATCTGCAAGAGGTTTCTTTCCCCCGCCCTTACCGAGCGCAGAAAGAGAAGCGGATACTTCTTTTATTGAATTTTTAAAAGAAGCATCCACTTTTCCAGAGAAAGAAACCAATAATTGATTCTTATATTCAGGCATTTTATTTAACTTTTAACCCTTATCTATATATTCTTTTCTATTTTAAATGATCAGAAATCTCAACCTTGTCCTGCCCAAAGAACTCCAAGAATCCTCGCATCTGTCGCTCAGTTTCTCTCTGCTTCTCTTCATCTGTCATGTTATCTGTATTAGGTGTTATTTTACTCTTATGTTCTGGCATCTTCTTATCGTGCAGAGCCGCCATATTTCTAAAGTTATTATAATCTCTAATAGACGCTTGCTCATACAAGATATTTAATTGCTGAACAGAGATTCCACCATTATATACAGGAATGTTATAGAAATGATTGATTGTTAACTGAGGATATTTTTCCAATACAAAGGTCAAAACCTCGTCTATGTCAAAATGTTTTTCATTCGATTGACGAGGTTTAGTACGTTTTTTGACGCGCCCTCATAATTCATTTCATAAATAATAGTTGCAAGCTCAACCACCTGATCGTTGGTAATACTCTCTACATCAATTCCACCTTCAATAACCATTTCAGATAGAGCAACAATATTATCCTCAATCAAGGTGAGAATCATTTGTGCCATATCAGTAACAGCAAGGTCTTCTTCGTTCTTCTCTGAAAATTCATTAAGGGCAGACGCAACCTTGTCTGCAAACTTCTTCTGTTGACCAAAAGACAGGGGATAAACTTCTACTTCCTTCATTTCACGAATACCCACTACAAGTTTACGGGTATTTGGTAGTAACTTCGACATTTAGTTAAGGCTCCTTTTAGAAAAGGGAGGAGGTTTTTAATCCCCTCCCCTTTATTTTGTTATTATTTATGCAAGAATAATACGACCAAGAGGCATATCATCCCAATTTGCGTGACCACCACTTACGGTAGAATCCGCAGGAGTGGACTCAAACGTAATAGTAATAGCAGCATTAGTGTCAGTAGCAAATGCGATCTCGCTAGTGTCAGAACGAGCTTGAGCGCGGGGGAAGATAAAGGTCATAGTATTAGTACCGTTAGGGAATGTATATACAGATTCTACCCGAAGGTATTCAGGAGCAGAAATGGTCCCTAACTTGATTTCACCAGCAGTAACAGAATCATATCCTTCTTTAGCCATAGAGAAAGAGAACAGGTCGTCTGCGGCCCATACCCCGGAGAAAAAGCCAGAAGGAATAGCAAGAAGCTCGGTAGCTCCATCGGTGAAAGTAGACAGTGCGGTGGTATCACCTTCACCAATCTGATCACCAGTAAGTTTACCGCGAGTGTCAGAATAGACGGAATAGGTAGTAGCAGTCAGGAATACAACGCGATATGTGTCTGCTTCAGCATCAGCCCCGCCGTCGATGTCATCTGCAAGGTTGTAAGTACCAGCAGCAGAACTAACAACATTGTAACTTTCACCAACCCAAGCAGAACCAGCCGCAGCAGGATCAATACCCTGTAGAATGGCTAGGTTGCGAGGAGTCATTTCTTCCATCTCGCATGTAACCATCTGATCTTCCTGAGTAGGAATAACAGCATCTTTAATCCTTGGGAAGCCTGAACGATGTTCGTAATACTCTTTTGCTGATGAATATGAGGCACTTGCGAGCGCACCAAGAGAATGAGCAGAAGTTAGAACGGGGGTAGTGGTTGCAATATTTGCAGCACTAGGGCCAACACGCACTTCTGACAGACCTAGAGCGAGTCTATCAGGGTTAATTAAACGAGGTCCAGTAACAGCCATAATTTATCTCCTTAACTAGAGCGGTTCTAATAAACCCCGCCCCATCTTAGATTTATAGTAATTAGTTTATATTGAGTACCATCCGTAGCCTTCAAATATGGTGATTGAAAAGCAATCTCTGCAATCATCCATGCAATAATCTCTTCATCAGGCGTACCAATGTTAATATACATTGGAATACGCTTGATTGTATCTGTAGCATCTGAATCAGTAAAATTTTCTACAATCAAATCCCGCAAGATTGTTACTTCATCCGCTCCTTCATCATCCCTTGCACAACAATAAACATCAATTGTTGCTTCATTTAGCCTTCCCACAATATAGTTCCCAAAAGAAATTGAGAGCCATTTTGGTTGGGCAGAAGATTCATCGTCGAGAGGAACCTTCTGCCCGGTGTCGAAGAGGAGCGGAAGGGAAGGAGTCTGTGAAGAAGCAAGGTCGTAAAAAAACTTGCGGATTGAATACTTGAAATTTATTTCCTTGCTAATTTCCGGTAACGCCATCTTCTGTTTCCTTCAATAACGCTTCTAATACACTTTTAAATTCTTCATATGAACCATATACTTCTTCGTCATACATATCTTTTCGGATTATAGCACCATCTAACACAGTTTTCAAGTGCTGTAGTTCTGTTAGTGTAAAGATTGTAGTAATTTCTACATCAACAGGTCTAATATCTTGTACTATCATATTACCTTCTTATTCTCCATCCTCTAAATATTGTTCTTGTTGGTCTTAATGATATTCTATTGAAATCTTCTTTCACAAAGTCAGCAAGGGTTGGTCCGAAAACTGGTCTTGCTGGAATTTTGCCACTAGGAGAACCATGTTCAATCAGATAACCATAATAAGTAATTTCTCTTGGATTGTTTCCTTTATTTTGATTTTCTCTGCTCTTAAACCAAGATTTACCACCAGCATAAATTCCTTTTGGAACACCAACCATTCTCATTCCATCTTGCTCAAACACTTTTATGTTTTTGAACAAATCACCTTCAAGAAACCAAGGGTCCATGAACCCATAATTCTTCATCTTCCAATCAGCATATCTGGTATTATATTTTTTAGGATTAGCAGGATATTTCTGACTATATAAGTTTTGTCTTAACTTCTTAAAGTATTCATTAGAAAGAGTTCTCATTAATTCCCCTCTAGGAGCAATTAACTTATTAACCTCTTTCTCTAGGTTTCTTGTTCTTTTTACAACTTCTTTTATTTGTGTGTAAAAAGAAGGATTGATATTAACCTGAACACTCATTGAATATAAACCCATCCAAAATAGAAGTTCCTACGTATTCGCTTCCAGGTTCTCCATTCTTATTTAACACAACACCTTTTCTGAACAACCGTGGATTCATAAAATATCGTTGATTCTTTCCGTCATCCATGCAACGATACATATTAAAATAATCATAGTCAGAAGCCATAAAATAAGGCAAAGCATCACAAAGAATATCTTCTAAATATTCATCTGTAAACAAAATCATATACCAATCATGTTTACAATTGTTTCCTAACCCTGTGCAAGCTGTTCCTTTTGGTTTCTCAATAATACTGGGTTCTAACTTGCTAAGACTTCTAATTGCCTTCTTCTTATCTCCACCACGATCAATCAAATACACAGTCAACATAATTAACGATTGTCCTCCGAAATTTCCACTTCATAAGAATATCCATAGTTCCACTGCGACACAACATCCACCTTCATTGTTTTACCAGAAGCAAATACAAGCCTATCTAATTCTTTAACCAAAAAATTTCTTGAGAAATACACAACAGCATTATCCAAAACAAGTTCACCAATATTATTATAATCTGATATTTCTGCACCAAAACGAGTATCTGTAATAGAGCAAGGAATATCAATATTATGTCTATCTACCCAAACAATCTCTTCGTTATATGTCTGAGGATTTAATACCTTTGTTTGATACTGTACTCTTACAGTGTTATTGGACTTATATAGAGTTGCGTGTTTCTGAACCACTTGATTTTTGAATGGCTCATTATTCAAGTTCATTATCTGATAGATTTCTCCATCATACTCGGTTCTGATATAGTCACCCGGAACACAAACAGTATCAAAAGGAAAATATCCTTTTAGATAGAACTCTTGAATAAAAACCTTTGTGGCCTGATTACTGAGTTCCGTTAAAATAGATTCCTGTGGTTGCTCAGTTAAATTGAATCCAGTCAAAGGAGTGATAGTTGTACCTATCTTCCTAAATGCCTTGTTTTTTATGCGCTCACCAATACTTGTAGGCATTTAATTAACTCTCGTCGGGGGTATACTTGGTTTTCAATCCAAGAAAGGAAATATCCCTGCCAGTAGCGTCATAATCAAACCCGTTAGTAATATAAACACCAAGAGCGGAGGCAGGATTATTAGCCCAAGTAGCGTTCGGAAATAATTCGGGACTTGTTTCCAAAGCAGAAGTAAAAGTTTCATCATAATACAACACTAATGTTTTAAGGTGTTCAAAAGCCTGTTGTAGTTCCAGTTTGTTATACTTAAAACTGGGAGACTCTGTTAACAAGAGAATTTCAATCGCATGACGCTTGCTACGATTAATTGCCCACATTTCACTAAGACCAGTAATAGGATAAGTATAGCCAAGTTCAACCATAGCCTTATCAATAGACCTGTTGATTTCCTCTTGTTGGAGGTCTTCGGCTAACTCTCCTAATTCAATATGAACAAGAGTATATAA